GCTGGTATTCAATCTTTGTGTCCATTGCGGCTATGGACCGACCCATAAAGGGCGAGCTCCGTTCAGCTTACTCATGGAGGGCATTCTTTTCCCACTCAGAGGTTGAACAAAGCTTCCGCAAAAGTTCAATTTGGAGATCTTACAACGTGTCTCCGGGTTTTACGAACCCTGCTTAATAAAGCAACGTTATGCTAACAATAAAACTAAAAGAAATTAGCCTGTATAACAGTGTCCGCATCAATAGGTGCAGTACTGTTCGACAAAGGAAGAGCAAGGGGTGGCGGACCTATATACATACCTAAAGCCGCATCATCACCAGCACAAAAAGAAGTGGTGGCATAAGATCCAGTGCCAGAAGAATTTATGGCTGTAAAAGTTGGATAATCAGCCAAAATCCCGGGGTTGGCATCAGCGTAGGAATTGACACCAGCATTATTGGTGAATGCAAACCTATACCTATTTATCCCACCAATGTACGTGGGCAATCTCACTGCGGGTGAGAAAGCCGGGAATCTCACATGAAGAGGAGCGCCAGCAGTTGCAACCACTCCAGGTGTCGCAGACCTGGTGCCGTAAAGCACACTAGGCGTGTTTACGGTTGCTGCGGCATTACGTACCACAATTCTGCTAGCAGTATGTCTAGCAACAAAAGCTATATTGTCCGCACGATGGGGATATATGTGGTAATCAGTGGAACCCCTAGCAAAAGAATAGCATGAAGCAATAGCACCAGGAGCGTGTGTAAACCCGGAGTAATCAAAACCGGGCGGTATAGGAGTGGTGTTAGTCATAAGACTATAAAACCACCAAGGCACACCCTGTATAGTGGTATTAGTAACTGGCACTGCGGAATCAACCATGACTGGGGACATAATCAACTGCTTGGCAGACTTAATGCTCTCCCCAACCGTCAATTGATTGGCATCGTCAGAAATAACATCAATCAGCTTGCCTGACTGTAACTTAATAGTCGGTACACTCAAATGAGGATACCAAGTCATTCCTGAATAATCAGCCAATTCGAATCCAGGCAAACACTTAACTTCCACTAAAAAGGGAACCACTTGAGCAACGACGGAAGGGGCTTGCAGCGGATCTAAAACAACCATAGAAAGACTGCCTATCCGATTGCCAAAATATTGATAAGGGAATCCTGAAGTGTACGGAACATCAAATTCCAACACATTAGTATCTCTCAAATCAAATATGGCTGAATAACCAAAAGGCTGAGTTAATGAACCAGAAACTTCAGGACCCTCAACCGTCGTCCAGGCGCCGCCAGAACTCTCGCCAGGATTGTACGTAACCAACACGCGACCTCCATGATGCTTTGTTTTTGCAAATGAAATCCTAAAGCGAAAACCGCCTCTCCAATATCTAAACAGAGAAGCCCACCAAAAAGCATGACTAGGTAAAAACGCGTTCGTGGTGTCGGTGCCACCAATGGCCGCTGGCTGTCTGAAATTCCCAAACGGCGCAGCCGCTGGCTGTCTGTACCAAAAAGCACAAGGCGAAACACTGGCACCATACAAAGCAGCCCCAGCTGCATCGGTAACTGCAAAATTGCCAGCACAAATCTGACTGTACTGACCCAACACATATTCAAGGGCCATCTCATCGACATCTGAATGCGAAAATTCAGAAGAAAATCCTAAAGTGTTAGAAGCCATCAACCCAAGCATTTGTGTGGTGCTCGGCAGATCTACGTTTTGCTCACCGCCAGTAACTCCCATCACCATCCTTACAGGGGGCTCTTGCAATTGCGGCTTTGAAAAACCAAAAAACCTAGCCACTCCAGAAGCTGTATCCAGCGCCCAAGCAGTGGGCGTTGAAAATGCAGCCAAAGAAGGAATGTTTTTCGTCACAAATCGCGCTATGCGGGCCCCATGTGAAAGTGAATCAGACAACAAATGTGCATCATCGGCCTCTTTGGCCTCCACCCCTCTGGCCCTCTTAACCATCTTACCTGATTGAGGAGTGATGGTAGAAAAGGAAATGGAGTCTGCTGCATAAAACTCTATGTCTTCCCAATGCATATAAAGCTCGTAAGTAGGGGCATTGATACCCACTACTGGGGCTATTGGCAAAATAGAATGCAAAGCTAATAGTCCATAAGCAACCACAGCATCAGTGGACCAAAATTCCCTCCAACTCATATAAGGCACCTTCAACTCACACATAGTTGACTCACTCAAATCAAGACGAACGTGCGGCAAATTGGTACATAATCCGGGATAATTGGCACGCTTCGCAGTTCCTATAAAACTGGAAGAGCAAGAATACTGCCAATTCAAAGCCAACAAGCCCTGATGAAAAGGAGTGCTCGCCACTTGTAACCTAAAACACAAAGTGGCCTTCACGCCATAAACACCAGAAAGCCTGAAAGCGGCTTGTGGAAAATAAGATAAAATGCTTGCATATGTCATATCCCACTGCCCTTGGGAAGTAATGGAAGACAAAGCCAAAGCCCCTCTGGATATCAACCGGGGTCTTTTAAAATAATCAGTCAAGTTCTGAACATCTTCTTGATAATTCAAAACTTGAGGCGGTTTGTGATGTTTACCCAAAACTTCCACTGATGAACATGCCTCTTGCAAGAAGCTGGTCACTCCAGTGGGTTGGGCGTCATTATTTATTGTGAGACCTTCAATAACCTCACAAACCTCAGTCTCATCTCTGTTAGTCTCAGTAGCTACTCTCTTAATATGGTCTGTAGTTTCGGCGAGTCATTTCACACACGCCTTGCGACTCAACAAGGCGTGAGTGACGCCACTTCCCTGGACAATTTAAACTCGGTCCTAGGTGGTAAAACTAAATAGTTACGAGTCCACAGGCCGCCCTGTCCACACGTTCCTTACTCGTGACGCCGGTATTTCAACCAAAACGTGTGCGTATTTGCAAGCCTGACCAACTACTGTCCTCACGCAAAAGCATGTAGTCCAAATAGTCGTTCAAATTTGTCGTATCATTACTGGGTACGACTCCCAGGCGGCGCATTGTCTCGCGCACTATGGGACTCCACATGTCCCAAACCTCCGGTCCATGCATGGACAACTCACCCAAAGCATTTTCCAGCAAGTCAGAACATACCTTGTCCGCAGAAGCATGTCGCGATTCTTTGACCCAATAAGCGGAATGTAGAATAGATGGAATCTCAATAGGACAAGTTTCGCGTCCATTCACCATATGGAATGATCTCTTCAAAAAGCTCACATTCTCAATGGTAGTAAAAAACCTCAACTGCCCCGATTTCGAAGAATCAGTATATGTTAAGCCTAACTCTTGAAGTAAAAATTCCGCCACTGTGACCTGGTTGTACAAATCCACAACCTCATCAGAGGCCCCGTTAATATTGTCATCTCCAAGGGTGGCGCAGGCGGCCTGCTCCCAAAAATCAACACGCCCTGTCCAATTCAAATATGCGCAGGACATGCAACACATGGAATAAGCAGAATTGATAAAAGCAGTCAATGGGTGACCACTAGGCATAGACCTAGACCACTGGACTATGTGGTCCAACTGAAAGCCGCCACCAACTATGTGCCGGCTAAACGCCAAATCCATAAAAAGAACATAACGGGCTGTGTTTGCACTGCGTTCGGCACCTCTGATGTCATACCACTCATTAATAAAGCCAAGCAACCCAAACAAAAACCGAGGTAATTGCGTCGTGTCAAAGCCTTTAAAGTCGCCATCCCAGCACTTGTCCCCGTGCTGCGTCACCCAATGGCGTAACCAAGGCCACTCGCAAAACTCCCTAATACCAGGACACATCCCGTTGTGAGTGTGCAAAGTCATCTGCGCAGCCACCACAACTCCAAAATACATTCTACATAATATGTAATAATGTATGCTGGTTCCTGCAATGTATCTCGCGTCCTTACCTTGTTTCCTGGTTTCATCCTTGCAAAAGCCTCGACAAATAAAAAACGGCCTTTTGCCGTCTTCGACCAACTTGGCCAAAGCCATAACCTCAGACTCCAATTTCTTGGCGCGTGGATTTTCCAAGTCAAACTCGTTTCCATCGCCCCAAAAATAAGACTTGTCCTCAGCCTTGAGGCACATAGGATATCCAACTGAAGTGCCTCTAGGAATACCTTTAAGCCCTAAGGCCGGGTTGCCAACAACAGCCTCCCTGTATGACAAAACGCGACCCTCTATGTTGGTT